TATTCAGGAAGTAAAACAGGGCAAAGACGGCTGCTCTATAAAACTTGTCAGCAAAGAGTTTGCGCTAAAATGGCTGGATAAGCATTATAGCGAAGCTACAGACTTACAGAAAGCGCAGCTGGAGCAGTTAAGGGCGCAGACGGATAAGCTTACGGGTAATAATGCTGAGGTTGAAGACCTGGAAGAAACGGACGATATGATCTATGGCGAAGATAACAAAGAAGAAAACGATACAGTATAGATTCGGACAGAAACATATCGACTACATCCGGAAGTGTGTTCAGTGTACAATCAATGTAGCCGAAGGCGCTGTACGTGCCGGTAAGACCGTCGATAACGTGTATGCGTTCGCTCATGAGCTTCGCTTCACGAAAGACCGCATCCATCTGGCCACCGGTTCTACAGTGGCGAATGCGAAGCTTAATATCGGTGACGCCAATGGTTTCGGCTTGGAATACATCTTCCGTGGACAATCGCACTGGGGGAAATACAAGGACAATGACTGTCTGTATATCAAAGGACCCGCAACAGGATATAAACAGCGTATCGTCATCTTTGCAGGTGCGGCCAAGGCAGACAGCTTCAAGAAGATACGTGGAAACTCATATGGCATGTGGATCGCAACTGAAATCAACCTGCATCATGAGAATACGATCCGTGAGGCATTCAACCGGCAGCTGGCAGCTGATAAGCGTAAGATTTTCTGGGACCTCAATCCAGACAACCCAAAGGCTAAGATCTACAGAGACTACATCGACAAATATGCGAAACAGGATGAAGAAGGGGCACTGATCGGTGGCTACAACTATCAGCACTTCACGATATTCGACAACGTAACTGTAACAGAAGAACGTTTTCAGGAGATCATGGCACAGTATGATAAGAACAGCATCTGGTACCAACGTGATATCCTTGGAAAGCGTATGATTGCGGAGGGGCTTATCTACCGTGCATTCGCTGATGCCGTACAATCTGAAGCTGAAACAGGTGAGAATCGGTTCAAGCGTAAGGAAAAACCGAAGAACCTCATGGAGATCATCATCGGCGTGGACTTCGGAGGCAACGGTTCCGGTCATGCGTTTGTTGCGACCGGTATCACCAGAGGATATCAGGAAATCATTACTCTGGCTTCGGAATGGCATGATTGCAGCAAGAAAGATATCGATCCGGACAAGCTGGGGCAGCTATTCATTGACTTCTGCCTGAAGGTACTGAACATGTATGGTAATATCACACATGTCTATTGTGACAGCGCAGAACAGACATTGATCAATGGACTGAAAAGTGCAGCTAGAAAGAACGGACTCGGCTGGCTGCGTATCGACGACGCATTGAAAGAAGTAATAACGGAGCGTATCCGCCTCACCAATAGGATGATGGCGCAGATGCGCTTTTCTTATATGCCAGAGATGTGTGACACACTGGTATCTGCATTATGCACCGCTATCTGGAATCCTAAGGAGATCACAGTGGATGAGCGGCTGGATGATGGGACCAGCGATATAGATACCCTGGATGCATTTGAATATACGATCGAACGGTATATCAAGAAGTTCATCCGGTATGAGTAGGAGGTGATGGAATGAATTTCACAAGGATGATGAGCCTTATTGCAAAAGAACTGAACAAGACTTCAGAAACGCAGGTAGATATGGCTCTAACTATGAAGATGGCTACACAGATAGAGCTTTGGTCTAAGATGTTCCAAAACAAAGCCTTCTGGTTGAATAGAAATGTGAAGAGCTGCAACCTGCCCGCAGCCATCGCTTCCGAGATTGCAAGGCTGGTCACTCTGGAATTGAAATCAGAGATATCCGGAAGTCCTAGAGCGGAGTATCTACAGAAGCCCTATGCAAAGATGCTGAAGGACATCCGAAGGTACGTTGAATACGGATGTGCAAAGGGCGGACTGGTATTCAAACCGTATGTGACAGAACAGGGGATCAGTATCCAATTCATCCAGGCTGACGCATTCTTTCCTGTATCGTTTGACGACTCGGGAAATATCACAAGGTGCGTGTTCGCAGAACAGATGCGGAAAGGCCAGTCGATCTTCACTAGGCTGGAAGATCATGAATTGAAAGGTGACAAGCTGCGTATCACGAATCACGCATACCGTAGTACGACTGATGCAACGCTTGGGACGGAGATACCGGTTCAAAGTGTTCAGGAATGGTCGCGGCTGGAATATGAAGTGATATTCTCCGGTGTTGCGAAAGTACCCTTCGGTTATTTCAAGGTACCGTTGGCCAACGCTGATGATACGGACAGTCCGCTTGGATGCTCTGTATATTCCCGTGCAGTCGACCTGATCCGTGAAGCAGATGTACGCTACAGTCAGATCAGCTGGGAGTATGAAGCAAAGGAGGTCGCTGTCCATATCGGTGAAAGCATGCTGCAGGATGACCCGAACGATAAGAGTAAGAAACTGTATCCACATGGGAAAGACAGACTTTATCGCCCATTGACATTCGATACCGGGGCAAGAGATAAACCGTTGATGGATACCTTCAGTCCGGACATACGCTCTGATCCACTGTTCCAAGGCTTCAATGCGCAGCTGAAGCTCATAGAGTTTAACTGCAGCCTTGCTTATGGTACAATCAGTGATCCGCAGAATGTGGATAAGACTGCAGAAGAGATCAAAAGCAGTAAGCAGAGGTCCTATACCCTCGTATCTGATACGCAGATGGCGCTACAGGATGCCTTGACGGACCTGATCGATGCGATAGATTTCTACTGCAGTATCTATAACCTGTGTCCTTATGGCAACTTTGATGTATCATTCGACTGGGATGACAGTATCGTGGTAGATGCTGAAAAGGAACGTCTTCAGGACATGCAGGAGGTACGTGAGGGGCTGATGCCGAAATGGAAATACAAGGTGAAGTGGCAGGGGCTGACGGAAAAGCAGGCGAAAGCTGAACTATTGCAAGAAGTAGGATCTGGCATCTCGTTTCCAGGAGATGAGCAAGAAAATCCTCAGTTGGGGCTTGATAGCACAGGGGATGAAGATGAAGAAATAGCTGGCAAGGCTTTAAACGGTGCGCAAACACAATCCTTGATTGCTATTATTCAACAATATGCTGCAGGTACTTTGACAATAGGTCAAGCAGTAAATGTGCTGTCCACAGCGATAGGTGTATCTAAGGAAAAAGCAAAAGCAATCTTAGAGGGGACTAGCTAATGCTCGATCCTAAATATCTGAGGGATGTACCGGAGGGAATCGCTGAGTACTTCGACGAACTAGAAACACGTATCCTGAAAGACATCGCCAGAAGGATATCGCAGAATGATTACATGATGACCAGTACAGCTGAATATCAGATGCATAAACTGGAGGAGCTGGGCGTCTCAATGCTGGAGATAGAACAGGCGATATCGGAAGTTCTAAACATCACTGATACGAAAGTGAAAGAGATCATACGCGATTCCTCTTATCGATCTGTGCAGAAAGATAATGATATGGCTAAAGCAGCAGGGATAGAACCTCCGCATCCAGATCTGACACAAGCTATTCTGAATGGTATCCGCTCTACGAATACAGAAATACGTAACATCTGCAATTCGATGGCATCTGCAGCAAACATGGCATTTGAGCACGCTTTGGATCAGGCATATCTTTCTGTATCATCCGGAGCGTTTTCTTTCGCAGATGCAGTGAAAACAGCAGTCAACGATTTAGGAAAGAACGGGATCCGATGGATAGATTATCCAACCGGTGCACATAGAAGAGCTGATAGTGCCATACGCAATGCATTGCGGACAGGTGTCAATCAGACCGCGGCCAGATGTCAGGAGCAGAATCTGGATGAGATGGATTGCAATCTGGTGGAAACGACATCCCATATGGGGGCAAGACCGGAACATGCGAAATGGCAGGGTATGCTGTTCTGGCGGAAAACACCGGTCAATGGACTGCAGAACTTCTATGAAGCTACCGGATACGGAACCGGTGCCGGACTATGCGGGTGGAATTGTCGGCATAACTTCTTTCCAAATTTCGATGGTGAATTATCCTTCGAACACTATGATGAGGAAGCCAACGCAAAGCAGTACGAGCTAGATCAGGAACAGCGTTATAACGAGAGGAAGATCCGTGAATGGAAGCGCAGGCAGGCTGTAAATAAGGCTGGTGGCGTGGACAACACCAGAGAAGCGAAGAAAGTTAGAGAATGGCAGAAACGCCAGGCAGACTTCCTGAAAAAGTATCCAGATATGAAACGTAATTACGCT